GTTATTCATTCAATTCTATTATATTGGTATCATGGCGAATAAAGAAACAATTCCTATCAATGTGATTATCAAAATAGCAGAATTGTTACCCAAATTATTACCTTATGTCATGAAAGGAATTTCTGCTGGGTTCATAAGTTTTATTGGATATTTAATCTATCATTTTGTGAATTATTATGGAACAAAACTAACCAAAGCCGCAGCGGATAAATTAAATGCTCTTAAAAACGCGCTTGAGACATTGGAACAAGCAAAATCAGAAACGGTTGTTCTAGCAATCACCCAAAAAACAACAGAAATGGTGAAAAAGACAACTGATTTGATTACTGAACTGAAACATAAACCACCTGTTCTTACCGAGAACGAGAAAAAAGAATTCATGGATAAGATTAAACGCGAATTAGTCGATAAACCGGAGAAACATATAGGCGAACTTGACCCTTACACTAAGCATAATATAAGAAATAAATTCAAGGCTGCAGAAAAATACCGCGATTTATACGATGATGTTTTACAATATTCGCCACCAGATTCGCCAGAATATTCACCGTTTGATGGTGGTAAGAAACCCAAGACAAGAAAAACGCGCACGCGCAAAAACAAGTCCAATAAAAAGACCACCAAAAAGTCAAACAAATCAAAGAAACACCACAAGTAGACATAGTGATTAAGCAAAGTAAATTACAAAATATATACTGATATAGTATATATTATGAACTTCAAACGATTATTAACTACAGAAACGGGTAAAGGATTTGTCTCCATATTACTTGGATTGGGTTTAGCATCATTATTTAGAAGAGTATGCCACGACGATAAATGTTTGCGATTCAATGGACCAGTTTTAGACGAAGTAGAAGGAAAGACATTTAAATCTGGAGAGAAATGTTATAAATACGAGGCGGTTCATAACAAATGCGAATCCACTAAAAAAAGCGTGGATATACATCAACAACAAGAAATATAATGGATGTCTAATTCGTTGAAAACCATACAATCAAACATAATTATTATTGTATAGTTCATGGACAACGCAACGACTCGTATTGCAGATTTACCACTTCAACCTATACAACCTGAGAAAAATACACCCAAGATTCCAGATGACGTACAGACAAATTATGCACCGATAAATAATCACCCCAACCCGTTTGGAGTCCCGAATACACAGCAACCAATGACTCATCCGGAGATATCGCAAAATCCGAATAATCAATATACAGAAAATATGCATGTCCGTCCGGATAATCCAAGTGCGCAGTTTTTAGATGATGAACAACGAAACGCATTCATCGCCTCTCAATCGCAGCAACGGCTTCCTTCGCGTGATATTCCAATGGATACTACACAATTCTCGCACGACGAACAAATCCAAACGAATTATGTCCCCAAATCTATTTTAAAAAAAGATTATGTGCGCGATGAATACAATATTTCTGAACAAGATATTCAGAATCAAGAGCGAGCAAAGAAACAACAGACCCGCTTCGAGACAATGATTCACGAATTCCAAGTGCCGATTATTCTCAGTCTATTATATTTCCTTTTTCAATTACCTATTGTGAATGCGCAAATATTTAAAAAGTTTTCCTTTTTAAGCATTTATGATGAAGATGGAAATTTTAATGTTTATGGATTGGGTTTCAAAAGTGTCTTATTCGGTTCCATTTATTATGCATTTATGAATGTATTCTATTTTTTAATGGAAATTTAAATACTTGATTACAGGAACGGGAACAGCTTAAACTTCTTTTTCTTGGTTTTATTATTCTTTTCTTCTAGTTGTTTCTTTTTTTCCTTCGTTTTTTCGATTTTTGCCTTCTTTTCTAATTTCAATCTCTCAATATTTGCGGGATTGTAATTCAAAAACCATTCTTCGTAATGTTTCGAACCCTTTTTTATTTCTCTATATTTCGACGCTTTTTCGGCGCGAATGGATTCTTTTGTTGGTTGTTTTCCAAAACAATCGATATTGAATCGTTGTAACAATCCTTTTTGACTCAGACGGTTTTTTTCTTGGACATGGAACAAATACGACGACATGCAAAGCAATCTATCCACATCATATTCAGGTAAATTAATGTAAGTAAAACCCAAATAGAATGATAAAATTGTATCGATGGTTGCTACCTTTATTGATGTGTTTTTCACATTGATTACATTATAGTTGTGACAAGCAATTGGTTCGTAAATAAACGCGATTGTATCATCGCCAACTGCCACCTGAATACGTCTAGGCAATATTTCACCCACCGGAGCATGCTCTACAGACTTGATGTTGGTCGCGCCCAGTTCGTGTAATTGTTCCTGCAAGATTAACGCGGTTTTATCAATATCGTCACTTAGAACGTCAAAATCGGGAGTATGTTTTCTAGTTTTAGTTTGGGATTCTTTACTCGAAATATATTGGGAATACAATGAATACGCATACCCACCAAAGAACACAACGCCATTGTTAACCAGTGTATCTCTCGTGGTCAAATAGATTTTACTTTTCATATCATCATCGACACCCATTTTACGTTGAAAATCGACCGAATCGCATTTTGAAGATTTCAATGGATAATGTTTATTCAACAAAGTCAATCGTTTCAATACCTTTTCCCAGCGACTTATATCACCCGCGGGACGGGATAACTCTAAATACATGCCCATACGTAGGAAATTCGCAGGCACATAGCGTATTCCAGCAACCAATAAAGATTCCTTGAATAAGGATTTATATAAGTTTGGTTCAAGTTGGGTAATATCCGCAATAGGAATAAAATTCACATAGACTTTGTATGTTCCGTAATGAACCCCCGCCTTTGCCTCGGCATCGGTGTAACCGTGTTTATAATAAATATCGGTCAATTCTTTCGCATCTTTCAATGCGTCAGGAGAATAAAAATCGTAGTCGGGGATCTCGGCATCGCGATTGTAGAATTGGTCATATGAAGGTAAAATATTATTAATCGCAGTGCCACCATAACACATCAATTTCTTCTTGATTAAAAAATCTTCTACAATCTTTAAAATACTTTTGATTTCGGCAGTATTGACAATCTTCTTTCCTTTGGTTTCTTCGTTATCGTCTACCGCCTGACGCAAGATTGCTAATTCACATTCTTCAAACGTCATTTTATTATCACATACCGGTTGATTGTATTTGTTATATTTTTTCTTAGTTTGTTGTTTTCCCATAAATAATCTTATATAATATAAGATTATTTTAATTTTTAATCATTTTTCTATATCTTTACTCACTAATTTCTTCATTGGTCTTGTAATATTGAATGACAGAAGCTAGTGGCACAAAACTTGATTGGAAATTATTGAAGAACTCTTCATACTCATTCAATTCTTCGCCTTTCAAATAAAACCGGAACAAGTTCACTTGAATTACATGTCCTAAAACAAGGTCTTTCAATTCCGGATTTTTCTCATTTTTCATACGTTTACTTGGAAGGGCTATACGGTATTTATCTACATTTGTACAGAGGTCGCATCCGTCTTTGATCGCAAGGGGATAGGTATTTTCAGCAAGTACTTCCGCAAATGTATTAGAATACATACTGGTAGTTCCGCTTTCTATATTGATATATCTGTTCAAATCGTTACAATATTTATCATCTTTTGTGCATTGAGATTGCTCAGCATAATTAGTATTCAATGATTTATCAAATACGAGGACCACTTTACCCATAATATCGCTCAGTTTAGTATTACTATCTACCTTCTTATTGTACAATTTGTTTTTTAAAGAATAATCAACTGATTTGGCAATCATTTTATAAATAGAATTGTCTTTGGATTTCACGCGTAACTGTATAAATATGGGGTCTTCATAATTCGGAGACGGACGAGAAAACGCACTACTTACTACACTCGTTAACGCATTGTCTAGTAAAATAGAGTTCTCAGTTTCGTATGTTTGATACGTTTTATCAACACTATACGTGACCTTGGGTTTGTTGTCTATCAAAAAAACCTCGAAATCTACAAACCGGCATCCGCGCTCAATCACATATTTAATCATATCTACATTTACATATTCTCCGGTCACTGCGCTATTATATGAACCTTTTACTACATAATCCTTCAATAATTCATTGGAGTTGTCTTTATTTGTGGAAGACACGTTCACTGGAATACCTTTATTGTTTAATGACGATAATTCACTGGAAGGACTATTGGTAAATCCTTCTTCCACCCCATCACACGCATCTATCTTACATTTCTTATTTTCAAATGATTCACGGAAGTTTAACCATTGTTTTGCATGAACCAATAAAAACTTGGAAAATAAGTAAAATAAGATACATATCGTAACTACGCTTATTATTGTTTGTAACTTCATCGGTTATTTATAATATACACATAATATATTTTAACAAACAATAATATAATACTTTATATTATATATACCCATACACAGATGGCAGGAGGATTACTAAATATCGTATCTACAGGAAATAATAATGTCATATTAACTGGAAATCCGACTAAGACATTCTTCAAAGTAACATATAGCAAATACAGCAATTTCGGGTTACAAAAATTTCGTATTGATTATAATGGATTAAGAGAACTTCGATTGAATGAACCCTCTACATTTACTTTCAAGATACCGCGCTATGCGGAATTGTTGATGGATACATATATAGTCGTTACTATACCTGATATTTGGAGTCCAATTCATCATCCTACAACTGGAACCGATGGTGATGGTACAAATAATAATTGGGTGCCTTATGAATATCGCTGGATAAAAAATTTGGGATCGATGATGATTCAAGAAGTAGAAATTAATTGTGGTTCCATGAATTTACAGCGTTATAGTGGAGAATATATTGCGTCTATGGTGGAAAGAGATTTTAGTGACGAAAAAAAAGACTTATTTAATAAAATGACGGGCAATGTAGTTGAATTGAATGACCCTGCAAGTTCTCATCATCGTTTAAATTCGTATCCCTCCGCATATCATACAAGTAATTCCACTGGAGCAGAACCTTCTATTCGTGGACGCAATTTGTATATTCCTCTTAATAGTTGGTTTTGTCTAAACAACGGTGCGGCTTTTCCATTGGTTGCCCTGCAATATAACGAACTTACGATTAATGTGACTATGCGACCTATCAGAGATTTATTTCAAGTAAGAGATGTCTATGATATCGTTTATAATTATCCATATGTACAACCGGATTTCAATGACTCTCGTTTTCAAATGTATCGATTTCTACAAACGCCTCCTTCGACAGATATCAGTCCATCTAACTATGCGAACAAAGTGTCTACGTGGAATGCAGATGTTCATCTATTATCAACTTATTGTTTCTTATCTAAGGAAGAATCCCAGACTTTCGCAGCAAAAGACCATGTATATTTAGTCAAAGATGTTCATCAATATAAGTTTGAAAACATTACAGGGACAAAAAAAGTGAAGTTAGAGACAAGTGGAATGGTTGCAAGTTGGATGTGGTATTTACAGCGAAACGACGTAAATCTCAGAAATGAATGGGATAATTATTCCAATTGGCCGTATGAACAATTGCCTGTAAATATTACTACTTATTCAGTCAACTCGAATAGTGTAGGAATTTCTCAAGGTGACGGTAATACTGTTTATCCAGATATCCATCCAGGTAATTCTGTGAACACGGGTATCAGTACTACGGGGGATTATGCGGTAGATAACCGTTCTCATATATTAGAAACAATGGGCATTGTGTTAGACGGTGAATATCGTGAAAATATTTTAACACATGGCGTATATGAATATGTAGAAAAATATACACGCACAAAAGGAAATGCGAAGGAAGGATTGTATTGCTATAATTTCTGCTTGAATACAAGTCCTTTTGATTATCAACCTTCCGGTGCTATCAATTTGAGTAAATTTAAAAATATTGAGTTGGAGATGACTACATACATACCACCTGTAAGTGATAGTTCTAAGTTTGATATTATTTGTGATATTTGCGGCAATGCAGTTGGTATTCGTAAAGCAAATTGGCGTCTGTATGACTACAACTACAATCTCACCTTATTTGAAGAGCGCTATAATGTACTTTCCTTTGTAGGTGGAAACGCCGGCATGTTATATGCGAAATAATGAGTAGGATTGGACCGCTTTTTTATAAGAGTGTATATTATAAAAAAGAAATTATACATATGGAAAAGATAAATACCACAGAAAAGAAATCAAATAAGAAAACATTTAGTAAAGAACCTGTACATAATACATCTGAATTCCAAGTAGAAAATATGAAACACAAGATACAATCAGTCAAGAAGAAAAAGAAGTTGTATAACTATAAAAATATTGAACAATTGAAAAATATACATGACGACGTTACAACCGACCCCTCGAGTGAGCCGATAATTGAAGGATTACCAACGAATCCTATTGCGAAATTCAAAGAAGACGATTTTGAAGGCGGTAAAGATGATATCTATGAACGTGAAACTCCACCTCCCAAACAAGAGACACCAGATGAAGATAAAGATGAAGGTGATGGGAAATCAACAAAAGAAAAAATAGGTGATTTCTTTTTAAGCATAGATGCATTTGGTGATAAAGTAGTTGAAACATTGATTCGGTCATTTTCTGTCGAAAAAGTGTATGAAAATGATAAAAAAATCGTGAAAGAGTATGTATATAGTTTTTTTGCCATATTCGCCGCATTGTATTTGACTACAAATTTATGCATCACTATGTTTTTACGAATTGATGGAAAACGGTTGGGTATTGCTGAATATGACCCATATGATAAAAATTTCGATACATCTAATTTTGCTACTGGATATCCAGTATTTTATCGTTATACCGAAGAATATATACGTAAAATGAAAGAACCTGCGCCCGAAATACAAAAAGGTCAGGAACCTCAATGGAATATTCCCCACTTTTTATTAGCCGGGCCGTTGTTTCTAGCTGACTCATTCGGAAGTTTTGTTGAAAGTGCTCCCAAATATCTTACTGATTTATTCAATGTAAATGCTCTGTATTTGATGATATTTATGTTTGCGTTTTTTATGGCACGTCACGGTGTGGCAATCATGCAAAGTATAGTGGGGTCAACTATGAAGGGAGATTTTGAAAATCCATATGTGTATATTCCGTTAATTGGTATTCTATGGGTGTTCGCTATGTCTTTTTCTTCTATGAGCGAATCTCGTATTGAACTCTTAAAATCAAATACCTATTTCTTAATCGCTTGGGGTATTATGACAATACTTCAACTTATCATGTTTATATTTTTAGGTCCCCTTGTCGGTGTAATGTTGTTTGCAATACTCTTCTTAATTCTAAGCACGGTTTCTATGTGGTTCTATGCTGACTGGAATATAAGTAAAGCATTCCAATTGGTAAACGAATTAAATAAGATGGTGACACAAGAAATGAGGGATTATGAAATGCCCGAAAAAAGTAATTGTCGTAAAACTGGGTTTTTCAGTGACATAGCATTCTATATAAATAGAATGGCGCATTTTTCGTATAATAATTTACATTATTTATCATTTATCATTCTATTTGGCGTTGCTTGTTCAGATTATTACGCAAATATGAAGAGTGAACGATTAAAAAATATGTTAATACCCTTTACGTTTGCTTTGATGATTGGGTTGAGTACATTAATGGATAATCCATTCGCCTATATATTCCAGACAGCCGAATCACTTTATTAGTCATCCATCCAACATATAATTATATTTACATTGAAAACTAAATAAACACTTTTCAATGTACATATTATCCAAACAATCATGGGAAAGAAGAAACAGAGAGTTCTTCCATTTGTGAGTATATGTACTCCTACTTTTAATCGTCGTCCCTTTATTCAAAACATGTTTGAGTGTTTTCGTAATCAAGACTACCCCAAGTCTAGAATGGAATGGATTATCGTCGATGATGGAACAGATAAAATCGGTGATATGATAAAGGCAGCAGATATTCCACAAATAAAATATTATGAAGTCGATAACAAGATGCCTCTGGGCGCGAAGCGTAATTTTATGCACCAACAAGTAAAAGGTGAGATTATTGTGTATATGGATGATGATGACTACTATCCACCTGAGCGCGTTTCTCATGCGGTCGAAACTTTGTTGGATAATCCAGATGCTTTGTGCGCTGGTTCCAGTGAGATTTATATTTATTTTAAAGGAATGAATAAAATGATGCAATGTGGACCTTATGGACCGAATCACGCTACAGCAGGAACATTTGCTTTCAGAACGCAGTTGATTCAGCACACGAAATACGAGGACCACGCTGCTCTCGCAGAAGAGCGGGCATTTTTGAAGGATTACACTGTCCCGTTTGTTCAATTAGACCCGATGAAGAGTATTTTGGTATTTTCACATGACCATAATACATTTGATAAGCGAAAAATGTTTGAACAACAACAAGACCCGAAGTATTTCAAAGAATCTGGTAAAGTGGTCAATAATTTCATTCGTAGAAAGAATGAGAAGACTATCAAAAAGTTTTTTTTAGAGGAGATTGATAATATGTTGAAATATTACGAACCTGGACGTCCGAACATGAAGCCAGACGTGTTGAAACAAATCAAAGAAATTGAAGCAAAACGTGATGCAATGAAGCAAGAAATGTTGGAAAAACAGAAAGAGAATGGTCCGATTATTTTGAACCGCCCTGAAGGACGAGTGCAATTATCCAATAAACAAGTGGTAGAGATTATTAAACAACAACAAGGCGAATTAGAGAAAATGAAGCAAGAGCGAGCCGAGATGGACCG